CATTTTTTGGAATGCTTCAATGCCACGTTCACCAAGTGTCTTTAATTGCTTACCTGCTTCACCCAGTCCTTCCAATCCCTGTGCGAGTGCCATTGCACCCTGAACTTTTAACAGGGCCTTTTGCACGTCTTCGCTTTCAGCACCAAACAAGGCCATTGCACCCTGTGCCGCCTGAAAACCATTTGCCACACCTTTGGCTATGGTGTTTATTCGGTTAAACTTGTCGGGATTTAATGCCTGAACTTTCTGCTGAAAGTCTTCCATCTGGTCTTTCAGTTCAGCAACTCGCTGCGCTGCCTTTGTCGCTTCGGGTGAAAACTCACCAAACTTTTGTGCGAGTGCGATTGCTTCGTTGGTTGCTTCCCTGATTTGTGCTTTCAGCGACTTAACACTTTCCGTGCCAGTTGTTTTGGCCTCTAAATTTATTGCTACTGTTGTTGTTGCCATTTTATTTGTTTGTTAATGCGTACCATTCTGTTCCATCACATACAAGACAAGCTGTTCCGTAATGATTATTTATTGTATAATTTGCCGCCCCGTCAATCAACTGGTCTGCGTATGCGTCAATGGTGAGTGTTCCCTGCGCACCTTTTTTTACAATCCAATATAATTTGTTGGATGCGGTGGATGCGTCAGGCAATGTCAATGTGTGGTTGCCTGTTCCAAGCGAAATAATTATATCGTCATGTAAGTCAATATTATAATTGTTAGGCGGGAAAGCAAAACGATTTGTGCCGAAATTATTTGGTGTCATCAACTGTCCTTGCAACCACACTTCATCAGCGCCTACATTTTGCACACCCTCACCAATTACGATGCTGCGTTCACTATCGGGAAGGAAGGTTGTGCCACTTGTTGCAAAGGCAGCATTTGCCCTGCCGTAGTTTGTCACCGCATCGCCCGATACAATCGCATCACCCACCGCATTAAAATCACCCAGCGAAAACCCTTTGTTTTGAATTACCTTACCGGGAAGGTTGCCGCTACCTATTGGATCTCTTTCGGTTTCCTGTGCGTCACCTCCTCCACCACTTGACTGCGTACCGCCACCGCCAACGCTTCCTGTTGTTGCTGTGAATGTAGGCCCTGTTTTAAGGAACAGAAACTCGCAGATATTTACCGATGGATTTATCGGGTCATAGTCCTCAATCTTATTCAGGCGAAAGTAATTGCCATCGAAAAAGTACAAGTCACGAAACGACAGCTTTTCCATGTCAGCAGGGGTAAGGTAGAAACTACCCTTTACCAACTTGCTGTCCTTGTCTGTAATTTCGTTGATATACTTTGACCAATAAACATTGTACAGGTTTGCGTTGGTAACCGGTGTTCCACCCGGCAATCCAATCCAACGTGGCAGCCCAAAGTTCAAATCACTTGATGAAGCCAACGGGTCATTGAGGTGGCCCATGTATGGGTAGATTGTTTTCAAGTTGGATGCAGGGGTAGTGGATGCTGTTTTCGTTCCGTTATAAACCCTATACGGCTGACAAGTTTTTGACTTGTATTGCAGCAGTCTTAACTTGCCGTTTTTATTATCTTGACTTTGGGTGTTGTTGTCGGGTAGATATTTGTCAGGTTCGTTCTGTGGCTTGATAATCATTGTCGGCTGAAAACCTATCTCAATTTTCTTTTCCTCTTTGACGAAGTCATTCAAGACAAGTATCTGCCTATCCCCATAAATTCTGCTGAAATCTTCTTTGTAGTATTTATTCCCATCGTCATCACCTTCCGCATAGCTGAATTGATATTTACCTGCATCAAGTTCACCCATAGGAATGATTTCAAGGGGCTGTGACAAATCCCTTTTTTCTGTCCAATCCCTGACTTCATTTGTAAGAAATTCTTCGCGTGGCAGTATGACAAGGTTCTTGTCTATTTCAGTTGGCTCAACGTAGAGATTGAACATGGTAAATATCCACTTCATGAACTCACGCTGTTTTACTTGTGTGTTGCCAAAGAACCCGGTCAAGTCTATTGTTTCACCATAGCCGAACTTACCATCAACAATACCATTGTAAAATCTTGAACCTGCATTCTGTGTGTACGTTGGTGATATTGTCTGCCCTGTGTCATTGTCAAGTATTTGCATCAGGTATATTTCGACCGTAGCATTTAAAGGCAATTTTAATGACCTGAATATAATATCATTTATTGATACCGTTCCACTTACTGCATTTGCTGATGTGGACATTTGCACGGCCAAAGAGCCATTTACATAAATGCCGTATAGAACCTTTACAGATGTAGCACCGCCAAGTGATGTGATTGTGGCATCCGTGTCAAAAAAGAAATCATAATATTGCCCTGAATACCCGTTTGTAAATACAGATGTTGTAGGGTTGTATTGATTTGATGGGTCGGATACCTCACTTGGAAAAGCAATTTTCTGTCCTGCTGAATATGTTGTGCCACTTGCTGTTGGTATTTCAGCTTCAAACAATCTTTGCTGCGCCTGTGCTTCACTCAACAAAGGCACACGAGATGGACACGGAACAACCAACCTTTTGAAAAGGGATGTGTTGAAGAATGAGCCGCTGCTGTATGAATAACCCGTGCCGCTGAAAATCTTATCCACCACGTTTTTGGCATACACATAAATGGTCAGGTCATCAGCATTTAAGTTTTGATAATCTGCATAAGTGCCATTATCCATCCATCCGTAGACATAACCCTCACCAATGGGTGAACCACTGCTGAAATTCACATAGCCACTGCTGTTTTTGATTATCGAAGTGTCCCATGAATTGAATATATTGGTGGCATTCAGCACGTGGTTGTATTCGGTGAAGTCCAAATCCTCTAATTCGGCATCCGAAATCTTTGCAAAAAGGTCAGCCAACTCCCCGTGCATTGAGCATTCGTACTCAATTTGGTTCAGGTCGTTAACCTTAATCGACAACAAACGGATAAAACCTTCTATCTGTGTGACTTCATCAACGGTCAGTAGCGCATCGGCTTTCAGGTTTGGGTTGAAATCAGGGCTGAAATTGGTGGATGTGGTGTTGCGGATGGACAAGTTCAAATCAAACAGATGCGTAAACAGCTTGTTGTTGGTCTTTGTACCCGGCAAAGTAAATGTCTTTGTCCAATCCGATGATCTGCTTTCGGGTTCACGGATGTCAGCAATGGATTTATTTATCTGTATTCCAAAATCGGTAGGCAGGTCAACGCTATACCCACCACATACAAGTCTTACGTTGTTCATGCGTTTTGTAACCTTTCAGGTTCTGTATATTCAACTGTGATTTGCAAGTTGTTCGGGCCATCAATGTAGTCCATTACCTCATAACTGGTGTCGGTAATGTTGACCGGGGTGTTTCCCAGAAACACCACAGGAGATGCAATCAAATCTTGTAACCACTCAAATTCTGTTTCTGTTAACCAGTTGGTGTTCAGCACCACTTGCTTTGTCTTTTCGGTTGCATAGGTTGTCATGCCGTGCTTACTTGTATCGTATGCAAAGGTGTTTCCTGTCAGCGTGTAGTTATTCCGCTTGTATTGCTTTCTGCTCACGTTGTATTTGTCACGTGACATCATGCTGCACCGCACACTTTCAAACGCACCCAAGGGGTTCAGGAAATATAAATATTGTGGGCTGTATTTGCTGCATTCCTCAACCACATCAAAGCGGTACAATTCTGTTTGTGGGTCATTTGATGCGTTAATTATCTGCATCGTGTAGTAACTGGTATTGGCCGGAATGATATTACCCGCTGTGCCGCTAACCAATTCCCCTGATGCTACATCGTTTAGGTTATCAGGCCCGGCAGGACAACGCAGTAAAAACTCCGATTTCTCCCCTGCATCTGTGAAGTCATTATCAATAACACTGGTCGTGGTGTTTCCTGCTGCATCGTATGCAATTATCTTCATGTCGCTTCCACTTGCTACGTTGCCACGTAAAAAGTAAAGGTAGTCAGCTTGTGCGAGTGATACCCTGCGAGTGCGTACACGGGTCAGGAATTGCGCACTACCAGACAATGGCAGTTGGTATGTCGCTGTGGTTTCACTTCCATACAAATTAAACAACCCGTTCCAAACATATTTACCCGTGTCGGATGCAAGTGCAAGATATTCTGTGCCGCCGTATTCCTCACCAAATTCCACGCTGTATGCCAAATAAGAATTGGTGCATTTTGATATAGCCGCAAGTCCCTGTGTAAAATCGTAGGTCACGTAGTTTTGCAGGATGCGGCTGATGTTGAAAACACCCTTGTCCGTAGTTCCATGAAATATCGGGGCTTTCAGTTTGGCTATGGTAGTTCCTGATGCGTTTTTTATAACCGCAATGAACTTGAAATTTGCCTGTGCGTAGTTGGTCGAAGTGACCACGTATGAAACATCCGAATAAACCGGGGCGACATCATTCGGCTCGGTATTGATAGTGATTGCCATTACTTAAAAAAGTAGGTTTTCGCCTACCTATGTAGTGGTATCACTGGTAACGTAAACAGAAATCGGCTTACCTAACATTTCCCCAAGATGCTGCCCAATGCTCTCAATGGTTTGTTGATTTAACACATCCCCAATAAATCGGCTACCCTTATAACCAAAACGCTTGATTGTACCCTTGCTGTGTATTTTTCCTGCAATAGCCACCGCAAAAGATTTGACTGCTTCCTGCATTGTTTGGCCTTTCTTTGGCTTTACCTCACGATAAACGCTGCGTTTATTTCTTATCCAATTTTCAAGGGAAGCAATATCAACTTTTCTGCCGGGCTTTGTTCCGTATTCCACGTCTTCCCAATACGATGCCATTTTGATTTCAATGCTGACACCATTTGCATCTTCGGTAATGTTTGTAGGGTCAATGCTGCCCTTCAAATTACCCGTAGCGACAAGGTCTTTTTCCTCAATGCTTTTGCGTAGTGTATCAACAAGAACCTGTGCGACACCAATTACAGCATCTCCCAATAATGAATTAGGCATCGGGCTGTCGGGTATGCCGAACTTGTCCAGCAACCCTTTGTTGATTGCATCCAGTTGCGCTTTGGTAATGTTCACACTTATAAAAGTAGAAAACCCCTTGCGATGACAAGGGGTGGGGTTTTCTACATGACCTAATCAAATTTTATATTAAGTATGCCATCGCACTACAAATATACAACTTTATATCTAATATGCAAATTTATTTTTTAAAAAAAGTAGAAACCCCGACACAATGGCCGGGGCTTCATCCGTAGGGGGTTCGAACTCCTATCCTCACCAATGGTGAGATGTTACCCTTTGCCGCTATTCATTCACGGTTACACCAACGGTAGTAGTCAGGACAGGATTCGAACCTGTAAGGCACTACCCATTGTAGCCACCTGACTATGCTACAAAATTACAACATCTCTTGCAATAAAGCAATTTTATACACCGTGCTATCTTTGGCCGACTTTGCCGACTGCGCTGCCGTGTTCAGCCGTTCTGTCCTTGCCCTGTCCTTTTCGGTTTGGAAACTTACCGCATTTAAGAACTCCACAAGTGGCATATTCAAAAAGAAATCCCATTTGGTGCGGTCACCCCCTGCTATGTTGTCCACCATTTTCAACCAACTGATTGCGGGGCGGTCTTTTCGTCTGCTATCTTCTTCAACTTCTCCACTTCCGCTTCTAAAAATTGATGGGTAACTTCGAGTAATTCCGGCAAGCATAGAGAAAAAAAAAGCGTGTAAGCATAGGCAAACGAAATAGGCATCCGTTCCCTGAACTGCGCTGCAATCTTTTCAAAGTCATCTGTCTTTACTTCCTTACGCTTGGGTGGGAATATCCGGTAAGGCACACACAATGCCGCCATTATCATGTGCAAATTTTGCACCCACTTATCCTTTTCAGCAAACAAGTCTTGCACCATGATAAATTGGTGAGCTTGTAAGTGGTGCTGATTGGCTGCGAATTTATACAGCGTGTTGCCGATGCGGAAGCTACCCACGTTTTTTGCGGTAGGTAATTCTGCCATGAATGCAAGTTTACTCAATGCAGCCGTGATGTCCACGATGCGCATCTCCTCAATTTCGTCCAGTTTTTTATTAGATAAAATGGACAAAGTTTTGAGCTGATTGTCAAAACTCGGTTCGGTCAATAGCTGCAATTCTTGAAACTGCGCTATGCTGATTTCATTCCAATTCTTTGGTAATTTCATATTATTACAAATACTCCTTTTTTGTTTTTTTGTGAGCAATACCGGGCAAGTGCCAACGCACAAACAGCATCATCGTGCAACCCTGATGGGGCAGAATAACGCAATCCCGTTGCCGTGTGTTCAAATTCAAAGTTCCGCATCTCGTCTGCGATTATTCCTTCGGGAAACTTGATAAGCCCAGCGTGAACATCAGCGGTCAACTGCTCCATCATCTGTTGCTTTGATACCGATGTGAATTTAACCCCAACAGAACGTGGGCAATGCCGTTGTATTTTCTCAACTATTGGGTCACCAACTCCCGTGCTGTCTATGGCCGCAGGTGTGTTGCCCACTACCCTGATGATGTGCTGTTCTGTTTGCGCCCAGTCCTTTTGAAAGCGGTCAAAGTAGCAGACACGATATTCGGAGTCAAGGCCAATGATCACAGTGTAGTCGCTATACTTCGCCAAATCTATGCCAAACCACTCAGTATTGGCGGTGGATAGCGGTGCAATACACTGCGAAATGTAGCTCAATCCAAATGGGTTGCTGCCATCCTCGGTAGGTTCGGCAAGATACAACTCACTGAATATGTGCTGCGGCAAGTCACGCTTTGCCTGTTCAACTTCCTCTAATTTCAGCACCCCAGCATTGACTGCGTCATAAGCGGTAATCTTAAAAAAGCCATAGTTAGGTTCGCCCATCCTTGCCCGTTCGGATAGCTTATAACCCCAGTTCTTTTTGCCCTTTACGTTACCGATTAGCTTTGCCTTGCCTTCGGTTTTGGTCAGGGTGGAACGCAGGGCAAACCATGCATCTTCCCTCGCCCGTGTGAACTCGTCAAACACCGCAGCATAGACATCGTCACCATAAAGGTTGTCGGGTTTATCTGCTGACTTAAATTCAATGATGCCACCCGTTGGAAGAGTCAATCGTAACTTACTTTCATTGACCTTGAAAAAGTCCCGCACCGTCACTTGGTTACGCATCCTCCTGAATGCAATCTCCGCCTGTTGGTACACGGGTGCAACCCACCAAACCGACTGATTTTCTTTTAGCTTCAATGCCTGTTCAAACAGCCAAATAATATGACTCGCTGTCTTGCCAACTTTGGTGGCAGCAGCGGTAACGGTGTACCTATCAGGGCTGTCAAGTATCGCCCGTTGGTAATCCGTTACGAATGGCCGGGTGTAGCTAATGTGCATTTATAAAATTCCAGTCTGTCTTTGTTTATTGCTTCAAGGTTGTGGTGCTCGTTGCAGTAAGTTTTATTGGCAACCCCCCTGATTTTACCCTGTCCACTTTCCATAGCGTGTTTCATTGCTTTGTACCATTCATCTGGTGTGTTCAGGCAGAAGTTCACCCCTGCATTGTTCAGGTGTTGCAGGTATGGCTCAACTCCCGATGCAATCACGGGCAATCCATACGCAGCCGCTTCGATTATTTTCAGTTCGGATTTGCAGCTGTTCCACTCGTTCTGTTCAAGCGGTGCAAGTGCGCAGTCAAATAAGCGGTAGAAATTGCCATACTCGTTTGGCTGCTGTGCATGAGATACCAATACCTGCGGTTTCAATACCGGGTTATTTCCGTTGAACTTGTAAAGGATGCTATCCCAAATGTAGTTATTTGCCATCCACCCACACAAAACAAAGCGGACATTGTCATGCTCGTTGCAGATGCGTTCAATGGCTTCCGATAGTATCATGATATCATTGCTGTGGGTAAGTCCACCCACCCAACCAAAGGTGAAATACTCCCTTTCCTGCGGTGTTGAAAGCCACTGGTCATCTGTCAGGTCAAGTGCATTCGGCAGCACCTGCACATTGCGGTTGTACTTCGCTATCTTTTGGGCCAAATAATCTGTTGTCGTGGTCACACCATCGGCATACCTGATGCCGTCGATTATCTGCTGCTTTAATTTGTGCTCCCGAAAGTACTTGTAAGTCGGGTGGTGTTTTGGAAGTAGCCAATAGTCATCAATGTCCACGATGTATTTGATATTGTTCTTTGCAAGGTAGTGCAGAATTTCGTAGTGGTTCTCTCCCAGCCACCTGTTGAAAATGACCAAGTCGTAATTAGATAAATGCGGTATTCCATTGCGTTCAAAGTTTTGGGATATGCTGACGGTTATGTCATCAGGGTAATCAATTTGTAATCGTTTCAGGGGTGTATATAGGCGGTGATATTCAACTCCACCCATGCCTTCCCAAAGTGCTAACACTTTCATTTCATCATCTCCTTTATTTCCTTAAATAATGCCCTTATTTCGGGTGACTTGATTTTTAGACAGGCAACCTGTAATTTGATTGTGCGCCTTTCTTTGGTGCGTTTCAGTCGTCTCCGCTGTGCTGTGTATTTCATTCGTATGTTTCTGTGAAGTATTCGTATGCGTTAAGGTCATCGTCAATCATGGTGGCGTTGACTGCATCCATAATCTGTTGCCTTTCCATTTCTTTGGCCTTGTTTATTACCGCAGTTGCCTGTTCAATAGATAAACTTTCTTTCAGGTTTTCAAGCAACCATTCTACTGCTGTTTGTTTATTGCCCATCGAGATTTAAAGTTATTTTGATTTCGCCTGTGACCGTTTGATTTACATCGGCCGTTTCCTTCGGTTTGCCGTACACCCTGCTCAACAAGGTTTCAATGCTATACAAGCTGCCCTTTTCAAGTGACTTCCGCATAGCATTTGCAATGGTCTTTTCCAGTACTGTTGCTTTGGGGTTCTGCCACACCTCTTTCAATTCGTCAAGATCCATTGACAACATCGCCTGAATGGTGTCGTTTATTTCGGCTAACTTGTACCCCTGTTCTTTCAAAAGGGTGACGTACTTTTTTGGTCTGCCGTTGGGGTTTCTAACTTCCCCTTTTTGCGCTGGTATCAAATTATGTTCATTTGCCATGTCTTCTTATTTCTCTCTTTATTTTCCACATGTTGGACACATTTCTTTTTCTTCGGGTTCATCCTTGATTTCGGGTAGGTCAACTCCCCATGTGATTAGTTCCTCTGCATCCCATTCGTTTGCCA